AGGTGTTGTTTCAAGTTGGCTTGCATGTCGAGCACTTGAACAGATCCGCCCGGATTGTCAATTGTCATCATTGCCGACGGGTCGGCCATCTTCTGCATTTTCTCTTCGTCGTCAAGCCCGATTCCGACCAGCTGCTTGAACGATTGCAGGTGTTGAATATGGTTGAAGTCGGTTTTCTGAACGCCCGTCGCCAGCGTCGCTTGTCGAAGTTGTTCCGACTCGCCTTCGTGAAAAACGCGCCCGTCGGATGGGTAATTGTTATGAATGCAGATCCAGGGGATGACACCAAAGGGATTCAGGTTTTCCGGGTTGCCTTCGTCTGGTACAAGGTTGAAGTCGCGGTCGTAAGTTGCGTAAAATTCGTCTGTCCACACAACATAATCGTTCCCGCGCTGGTACATGAGAAACGAAAGCCCGAGCGGGTCAAGTTGTGCAGGTAACGCCCATGCGCTTTCGGGCGTCAAAATGTCAACGGTGAGTTTCTTGCGCTCGGGATCGTACAACGGGCGAACAAAGACTTCCTGTGCAACAAAGGATTTCTTGTCAGACGCATCGAAAGCCATGTCGAGATCAACGAAGTTGTCGAAGGGGTCGGGATCGCCGTCAACCGTGCGGGTTGTCATGCGGCTATAAACGCAAGCGATTTGATCTGCGGCCTGTTTCAATACGTTGATTGAAGTGTCGGCACGAAGGCACAACTTTTCGTAAGTCTGTGGGAGAAACAGCTTTTGCAACTCGTCGTCAAGGGCGTGTTTCCAGTCGCCCGCGTAAATGTCGAGCAGGTCGGCAACGTATTCGCGGCGCTCGGTTTGTTCCTGACTCTTGACCAGGTTTTGCAGGTTTTCGCTTGTGATCTTCATCATCGCGCCCTTGTTCGCCGTCGTATCGAACGGCTGTTTCGTCGTCGTGTTCGTTTGGCTTTGTCTTCTCTGTCGTACTGTCGAACCTTGCGAATCGCCCAATTGACACCGGATGTCCCGCCCCACGTTCCCCACGCAACACGGCCCCGGTCTTTCCACGGTGTCGCCTGATATTTCTCCGCGACCTTTGCGTTTTTACGGTGACGATTGAAGCGCGCCATTCTTCGAATGGTTGCTTCGGTCAGGGGTTTCCCGCTGGCAATCTGATTCGCCCGAGTCCACCCGACACGAGTTGCGCCCTTGACCTTCTTTCGCCCGTGCTTGTCGCGCCAGCGTAGCATCTTCCGGGCTTCTGCGATTGCGCCCTTCGGAGGTTTGGCTTTGCGTGTCATGTATCAAACGCTCCATTGTTGCCTTGTGGTCGGCGGGATAATGCTCGGAAAACAATTGATAGACAGCGACGTCAAGGTTGATCTTAACTGTCGCCATCGTCCTGCACCTTCTGTTGTTCCGATTCAACTGCGACAGGTTCGATCTGTTGGTTGTTGCGTTGTTCCTTGACTCGCTTACTGCGATTGGAGCGACTGCGCGGTCTGTTCTTTCGTTTTCGTTTTCCTCGGTTTGCCATTAGAATAGCCCCTCAATCAACTTCATCTGTCGCGGGTCTGTTTCGGGCTTCGACTTCGCCTTTGAACGACGCTCGATTCCAAGCGCCTCCGCAATCCACGATAAAGCCTCGCCGCGTTTGACTTGTCCACTTGTGGCAAAATACACCGTAAAGCCCTCAAGTTGCAAGTGTGCCATTTTCCAACAGTCGCCTTCGTACCCTTTTCCGCGTGTATGGCGACCGCCCGACCACGTCCCGCCCTGAACTTCCAGAACAACACGCTTGTCGCGCCAAACGAAATCGACCTTGTGTCGTGTCATTTTTTGGCTTTTCGAATCCGGGTCTTTTCGTGTCTGTGGAATCAAACGAACCTGTCGCTCGGGCAACGGCAAGCCCTCCGCCTGACACTGTGCAAAGAACAGGTCTTCAACGTGAGATTTCGTTGACTTCTGTTTTCTGGCGGGTCGTTTGGTTTCAGGTAAGAAAGACATCACGCGCCCCCAAACAGGGGAAGCTGAACACGGTTCATTCTTTCCTTGCAAAGTTGGAAATATTCGGGGTCGCGCTCAATACCCACAAAAGCAAAGCCTTCCTCAAGACAGGCCCTTCCAGTCGTGCCGCTTCCCATAAACGGATCAAGCACCACCCCGCCCGGTTGCGTCACAAGTCGGCACAAGTAGCGCATGAGTGAAACAGGCTTGACCGTGGGGTGATTGTTTCTTGTCGGCACTCTTGTTCCTGTGTAAGGCGTGATCCCTGCGCTTCCTTCCTTGCGGTTCGTCTTTTGCCCTGCGCTGGTCGTTGCCCGTGACAAGCCCGCGTCCCTGTCGTCTTTCTGTGCCTTAGCACAATAGAAGAAACGCGCGGAGTCATCGGGAAACACGTCTAGCACTTCGTCGGAGCCGTCGTGTATCAGGTTGGCGGGCCATCGGCCTTGCTCGCTTCCTCCCTGTTCGCTGTTCATGCCGCCATTTGCCCAGATCGCAGTTCTTCCATTTGTTCTGAGTGTTGATTCGTTCCCAATCCTGCAACCGTCAATGTTGATCGCGCCTGTACCGTGTTGCAACACGTTGTCCGCGACCGTGCCCGCAAAAGGCTTACGGGCTACTGTGATCGGCTCTAACGCGGGCTTCAGTGCTGTGCCCCATCCTTCCCACTGTTTCGCGGCGTCGGTGGCGGGTGCGGTGATGTCATGGCCCGGTGTTGCATTCAACCCTACACTGTGAACGGAAGCCAAACGGCTCGGCTTCCGCGCTGCATACTTTGAAGGCCCTACAATCTCACGATCAACCCCTGCCGCCTTGTCGATTGCCTTCGATATATCGTGCGACTTCGGAAAGCCCGAACCGTACACCCATGCAATCATATCGCGGATCTCAAACCCTGCATCCTCGATATTGACGGCCATTCTGTGCTGTGTTCGTGTCCCTGCGAAGGCCAGCAGGTATCCTCCGGGCTTGAGCACACGAAGACATTCCTTCCATATTTCCACGCTCGGCACGTCATAATCCCATCGTTTCCCCATAAAGGCGAGGCCGTAGGGCGGATCTGTGACCACTGCGTCTATACTGTTGTCCTCAAGCTCTTTCATACGTTCCAGGCAATCGCCTTGCATGAGAAACAATCCGTTTTCTTTCATCTTATCCCCTTCCAATCACTCAACCCCCAGCACCTGCGCCAACGATTGCGCGTACACAAGCGACATATCGAACCCGTGAATCTGCTCTTTTGCCGGGTACTGGTTCCACGGTTGCCAGAATCCCCAGTTGATACACGCCGACACGCGGTACACCCGTTCTTCCAGTGACAACGATTCGTCAACTAACCAGTCGTAACAGTGACACCAATGGTTCCGCCGGGGCATTTCTTCGACGATGTACCAGTGAATAAAACGGGCGGAGTATTCGGGCCCGATAATCAAATCAGGATTCGAGACGAAATGAACGCCCATTCGTTGCCCGGCTTTGGTGTAGTTGTCGCGGCCTGTCGCCTGAATCACGCCCCGGCCCTTGTAGCGGGCCCCGTCGCCGGGTTGCGTGTTACCGAGGTTTCGGCCCGTGCTTGTCTGGTATCCGTAGTCGGCTTCGCAGTCCGCGTCGCTTTTCTGTTCGATGTCGTACCATGCCGCGCCCGTCTCCTGCATCGCCCGGCCCCACAGAGCGCAGAACGAAAGGTCGGCTTTCAATCCGAGCAACAACGCGGCCCGATCCATCGTTTCGAGAAACCACGGCATTTTTGAGCGGCTTGTGTAGTCGGATCCCCAACCCTGAAAAGGTCGGTTTCGTTCGGCGTAGTATCGGCGCGCGGCTTCGTTGCAAGCGGCGTTTGCCTGTTCGAGTGTGAGTATCAAAGTATCTTGACTCCGTTGTTTTCCAGTCCGATGACAGCATAGCGCAAAGCGTCGCGGGCGTGGTCGTAAAGCCCGTCTTTGACAGGGACGTTCGCTTGTGTCCCGGCCTGTTTGTCGGGATATTTCGACGCCTGCAACGCCCGGATAATTCCGCGCTCGTGCTTGCACTTGCTGTCGATGTAAAGGGAAGGCATTCCGCTGTGTGGCATGAGTTTCAAACGTATCTGGTCAATACCGTAGGGAATCCAGCGTTTGCGCGGGTCGTAGGTGGCCAACACTTTCCAGCCGTCGCCCTTGAACAACGACACGTCTGAATAGCCTTCAACGATAGATGCAGCCGCGCCCGCCGGGTCAACGTAGGCAAGACCGCGTCGCCATTGATTGCGCGCAAACTTCTTTTTGACCAACTCGACAAGCTGGCGGGTTGATATGTTCGTCGGTTGGTCTTCGTCGATGATGTGCATACACTGGCGGCTGTTGTGCTCTTTACAGAACGGGAATACCTGGAAGTAGAGAACCGAGGGGTTTCGATAACCGAAGTCAACGGCGATGTTGACAGGAGTCTTCGGGTCAACCGCCAGCTTTTGAACATGAATCGACGTGTTGAAGTCCGCGAAGACACCGCCAGACAAATGCACGAATTGCCCGCCGACGTACATATCGAACAGGGACGCTGAATAGCTCCGTTCCATTTGGTCGATATAGTCGTCGGGGTTGTGGATGTTGTCTTGTGTTCGGGCGTTGATTATGGCGCGGTCGTCGGGCCTTGAGTCGCTTCCGAACTCGTCAAACAACCAGTTCATTTCGGGCGTAGTCGTGAGAAAGCCCTGATGTCGGATTGCGCCCGGTTGTCGAAGTCTGGCGAGCAGAGTCATATAAGCCATTAGCTTTATATAGCGGGCTTCGTCAACCCAGAACCAGGCAAGGTTGGAACCGTCGAGCGTTTCGGGCCTATCCGCGCTCGCATACCAAACTTTCCCGCCATTGTGCAGAATGAAGACACGGTCGCCCTTTCTGTGTTCCTTGATCGCCTGTTTCGGTAGGGTTTCGAGGAATGAGGGAAGGGAAAGACGTGTCAGCATATTGTAAGTCGGGCTGACAATCATCCCATCACAACCGGGTTGGTTCAGCGCATGGTTCGCCGCCTCTGCTCCGCCTGCGCGTGTCTTTCCACTGCCAACGCCGCCGAGCATGCATTTAACCCGGTCTTTGCAGGCGTGGAAGGCGTGTTGCGCTGGCAACGGCGAATAATCAATCCGAACCTCGGTCATTGCGCCGACCAGAGTATAGAGGCGAGCGCCAACAGAACCACAACACCAAACGCTTTGACAGCGCGGGGCGCGTGTTCAATCCAGAGGTTGAAAAGGCTGGCGAACAGTCTATTCATCGTTGAACCCCGGAATCTCGTGCTTGACAATCAGCGTCCGGTCTTCTGTCGTGGTTTCCGGCTGCTTAGGCGCGTGTCGGCCCCATTGTTTCGGCTTTCTGCGTTCAAGACGGGTCATTGCTGCAGTCCAGTTACGCGGATCAATCTCTGCGATTCGAATGGTTTCAACGGCGTCTTTCTGCCATTGGGCGTCCGCCTTTTCAAAAGCGTCAAGAAAGTCAAAGCACAACGATTCCATTTCGTTCAACTCTTCGCCAGCGTCCGCTTTGGCTTCTGCGTTGCGCCCTTGATCCAACCAGCTAAACACGCTACCTCGGGAAACACCGGACAGGCCCGCCGCTACTTCAATCGTTTGCCCTTCGGAGATCCATTTGCAGATTTCTTCGATTTTCTCGGGCGTCAGCTTTCGTCGCCTTCCGAATTTGCTTGACACTGTCGCGCCCTCCGTTTGTTCCTCAACAATTGCCTTTCCGCCGCATCCATAAGAACGGCCCGCATCCAGTCGGATCGCCTGCTATGGTAAGACTTTTCCGCGGCTTCGTCAATCAGACGCAACTGGTCGGAAGTCAATCGAATCGGAATTCGTTTGTCGTAACTCAACGCTTGTTCTCCTTTGCAAAGATCGTTGTCATGCGATCCCCTCCGCGACTTGTACCAGGGCTTGCTTGCAATAAGTGCGAACGGCTTCCGACACAACGTCATCCCTTGTTTTTCCGACCAGATGCGCGACAACGTCCAGCGTTTTTGTGTCAATGCTGGCGAATGGAAGGTCGAGAGCCGGGCGATTGAGTTGTTTCAACAAAAGACGACGGGCGAGAATGGCGGGTTGAAGCCCTTCGTCGCTTGCCAGCTTTTTCAACACTGCATAATCGTCGCAATCCATGCCAAACATCACAGAACAACTTGACGACGACGGTTGATCTTCTTTCCCCCCACTGGATTTCGGCTCGCCACCGAAAGGGCCAACGTCCGCCCATGTTGCGTAACGGGGATTTGACTTTCTTCCCGCGTAGCGTTGCGAGTTGACCGACAAGATCAGGTCAATGATCTCCTTTGCAAGTGGAACGCTTCTTTCTTCCAAGATGCCCTGCTTCCAGTCCCGAACAACCTTGGTAGAACGGTCGTTTGAACTTCCGACAACCTCGCAAGCCTGATACCATGGGATCTTTGCCATGTGTGCGGCCTTTGCGACTTTTCTTGTGACTGTGAGAGCCTTTTCGATGGTTTCGTGTCGCACTGTTTTCTTTTTCATTCCGTTTCCTCCGTTTTCAAAGTACCCTTGCACCGTACCACAGAACGACACACAGCACAACGATTCTATTCCAAATCCAGCGCCCAAAAAGCGAAAGCCTAAGGGTCGGGCACTTCGCCCCACAAGGCGCAAGTGCAGTACCGACTAAGAAAGGATTTTCCCTACAGGGAAAAACTTTCTTATACTAAGGTATAAGGGGAGGGTGTTTTTCTTTAATGTTTTCAGGTAGCTGCAGACCTTCATGGGCCGCTTCATGGGCCGTTTCATGGGCAGAAATTGGTTCAACCAATCCTAAAAAGCCTTTGTTTTTGAGTGGTTGCAAGGTTTTTTCATGGGCGCTTTCATGGGCCGGTTCATGGGCGCGGACTGTTTTTGTGTGTTTTTTACCAGTCGAAAAAACAATGTAATATCAAGGCAGTATAAAATAATCTATAGTTTCTTTATATTTTTACTTGACGGTGTTGGTGATCTGTGAGACAACGGTACTCGAAAGGCACACAACGCAACACACAAACGGAGAAGCGAACCATGAAATACTTTGAGATCATCGCCAACGAAAGACTTACCGCCAACCCTGAAGTCGAACGCCTGACCAAAGCTGTCGTGATGGCAGAAGATAAAGAAGCAGCAACTTCGCGTTTCATCGAGTGGGCGTCTGAGTCTTATGAGATGACAGCCATGGACTACTATGATGACAACACCTTACTTGAAGGCACAAAGTCGTATTACGAAGCTCTCAAAATGGAAGCTATTGAGATCAGTGAGATGAGATATTCATTGCTCTCTCGTAGATACTTTAAAAGCCTGTAACAACACACAGAAAACGGAGAATCGAATCATGAGGGATATCAAATTGATCAAAGAAGCCGCTCAAGCAATCAGCCTGCTTGAAAGTGAGTTGAGACAAGCACAGGAAGACATGGAAGCGATCTCTAAGAAGATCGACAAGACCATCAACGGCATCAAAGAGACACAAACAAAGATGGCTGGATTGATCAACGCTTATGTCGACATGGAAGACGACGACAAAGAAACGAAGAACAGTCGGCGATACTTCGGACAGAAAAACCTCTAACA